TCTCCTCATCCAATCTTTATATACTACCTCACCTGATCGTATTATATTTCCTATCCATACACCCTCAGGGTTATCTGTTGCTACAAAGTTAGCAAGAAAGAAATTGTGTATCTCATTGTCCTTGTACTTCCTTGATGTTTTCTCAAAGAAATAGCGATCCTTTCTCTTGTAGAATGATTCTATCTTTGCTTTCGATCTACCACCATACCTATGATAATCATACTTCTCTCTAGTAAAATGGTTCTTGAATGCAAGATACTCTTTGTAAGTATCAAACGGTGTCATAGGTCTCTTCAGCATACATCGGTACGTTTTTCTTCATTCTAGCATCTAATTGCTGAGTTGCAGTAAACCAAACTGGATTACGTGGACACATCGTACAAATGTCATGAGGTTTCAACACCTCATCGAAAGATTCTTTGATCTCATCCACCGATGCATTGATACTGGTGGGTTTGTAGTCAAGATACTTCTTCCATGCTGGATCATCTATCTGATCTGTTGCTGCTAAAGATTCTCTGAGATATGATATCATAGGACACTTCCATAGGTGTCCATTATATAACTGACTGTTAGGACATGAGCAGTGTTTGAAACTCTCTACAGGATCACCTTCTTCAAAAGGATAATACTTTATACTATCATCATTCATTTCATACTTGACAATATCAAACCACTGTCTAGGTTTACCATCAAGTAATCTAAATGCTTCACTAAACTCTAGTAGATTCTCTGTGTCCACACCTCTAGACTTGAGATACTTCACAAACTTTGCTGCGTTCTCCCAGTTGACAGATCCTAGTGGTGTGTACCATGGTTTATGAAAGGTAAGTCTGAACACTACACCCTTCAACATCTCATCTGCAATCCACTCCTTCTCCTGTAGAAGTCTTGATCCATTACTGAATAGTTTTATATTACATTTCTGACCTGTTGCTTCTGCTACTTCTCTTGTTAGAGTAACAACTTCTTTAGTTCTGGGTTCGAGTAATGGTTCGCCACCTATGATACTGATGTGACTCCACACATGTATCTTGGGTAGTATCTCTTCTATATCTTTCTTGAGTGCATCTATATCTACTCTACTATCTACACCAAGTAAACTACTGTTATGATTACATGCTCTGCATGCTAAGTTACAACCATTGATGACATGTATACTGAGTAGTCTAGTGGTAGGTCGTTCCTCCTCTAGTTGTTTGATCTCTTCCTCTGTACACTGTCTAAAATTACTTATCCAAAAACCTCTTTGCTCCCTAACATAATCAACACTCTCCGCTACTACTCTGAGTCTCTCCTCAGGTAATTGGTTGTGGATCTTTCCAAATGTCCACTCCTTGATCTTCATTAGATGCTAAAGAATTTTGCCTTTGATGTTCTCTTTAAATAATTTAGGTCAGTAGCATTACCTTTGAGTTTTTCTTTCAAAGGTTTGGTGATGAGTTTAGAGACAGACTCTACCTCTATGTTATTCTCGTCACAGTAGTGACAGATTGCTTCAATGTAATTCATTGATTCGTTGTTACTAACTAAGTTTTCAATGTCATTAGTAAATTTATCTTGACAGAGCAATCTGTTCTTCAAGATCTCACGCATCTTAGTTTTGGCACTCATTGATTTTTTCTTCGGCAAATTTTTGAATGTAAAGGACTAGTTTTTTCATATACTTTATTTTATCATACTCTTCGTACACTGTCACGTCTCCGTTCTCACATGTCATAATTATGACAAGTTTTTTGACGGGTATACCTGTTCGTTCAAAGAACATACAAGCATACGCTGCTGCCTGTACAAAATAGTTCTCTATCCATGCTCTAGGCTTAGGTTTCTCTGCAGTTTTGAAATCTATTATTGATAACTCTCCATTATATTCAGCGATGCAGTCGACAGTACCGGCAACACCTAACTCTTCACTATAAAGACTCTCTTCAAGAGCGTATATATTATTTATATTTTTTAGGGTTTCTTTTGATTGCAAGAACAACATCTTAGGACTGGGTTTGTCAAACTCTACCTCCTTATTGAGTAGATGATTCTCTATCAATGAGTGTGTTGCAGTACCTCTAGAGGTTGCACGTTTTGTTATTCTATTTGCTTCATCCTCACCTATTCTTTTCCTCCAGTCAATAAAGATTTGTTTATTATACCATGAGGTAACTGATGTGATTGAGACCATTGGTCTACCATTGACAGTGTAATACCTTGCACCATCTATATTCTTCCTCTTTAGTTTAGGAAGTTCGCAGTCAACGTGAGTGAACATTACAAACCTAAGTTGTGTTTACTGGTGATATAACTCTTGACTAAACCAGACCTTACTATATCATCAATACCAAACTCAACCAAAGCAAACTCAGGCATCATTGTAATGATCTTTTGAAAGTCTAGGATACCATTCTTCTCATTAGTTCTAATGAGATCGGTTTGTGCTACGTCACCGCAGAACATAATCTTAGTGTCTTCACCTACTCTTGTTATTATACTATCTAATTCATGAAAATTCAAGTTCTGTGACTCATCTACTATAACAATTGATCCATCAAGTGTTGTTCCCCTGATGAATGATGTAGACCAAAAGGTCACACTCTCCTGTGCCTTGAGATTACCCCACAACATTTCAAAGTCATTGTCTGATGCCAACTCAAACATATACTTGACCATATTTTTATATGGTATTTGATATAGTGCTGACTTGTCTTCGTGATCACCAGGTAGGAAACCTATCTCTCTTGTTGATACAAGTGATCGTACCAAGACTACCTTATTATATGGTGTCAAAGGATCAAGCACCTGCTTGAGTGCCAAGAAGAGGGTGATGAATGTCTTTCCTGTACCTGCTGCACCATAGAGGAATAGATTCTTACCCTCATTATAATGTGCAAATGCTGTTGTTTGGTTTGGTGTGATGGGTTCGATCCCAACCATCATGTCAGAGTTATATGGTTTCTTCCTCTTCATTTGTTTAGCAGTCATGCCAGCACCCACACTAGTGGACATCTTCTTTTTACGTGTCATTAGAAGTGTACTGTCTTTTGTGGTTTTACTTTGGAACCTGGTACTTGTGCTACCTTAGATAACACTTCGTTCCAACCTCCATCACATCTACTGTATGCATCTCCAGTACCACTGACTGTACCTGCTGCACCCTTAGACCAATCTTTATCCCAATCAGGATTGTCCTTTCTCCACTGATCATATTCTTTCATTGACATGATGATCTCTTTAGTTTCACCTGTCTTCATATTTTTGAGAGGGTATGTTGGCATATGTTTCTGTAAGTGTTTTATTTATTAGGTATAAATTACCTTTCGCTTCACCTGCTCTTGGATTGCAGCACTGAAATGAAGAGGTTTGTAAGTACACATGTTGCATACCCTCTCAGGAAGTATAGTACGTGCACAATACTTTGTCAACTCCTCATCAGTACAATCTACTGGCACACCATCTACAATATATTCCTGCCATTCTGGTGCGTCTTCCTGCTCTGTGACTGACAATAGTTCTCTAAGGAAGGCAGTGTTAGGACACTTCCATAGTTTACCATTATATAATTGTGTGTTAGGACATGAACAAGATTGAAAACTCTTAGCAGGTTTGTTCTGGTTGTATGGATACACCTTATCTTCCTTCTTCTTTATACTATTGAACCACCTATCCTGTCCAGTATGATGTTCGGTAACTAATACCTTAGGATGATTGAATTGTTTTATAATATCTTGAACGTGTGGTAAATGCACACTGACTCTGAGGTAAACTCTAGGATCTTCTAACGCTTTTCTAATCCAGACTTCATTTTGTAAGAGAAGTAAAGCATTGGTGTAAAGATACACAGGAGAATTAGTATATTTTCTGCATGCATCGACAAGTTCCTCGCATCTAGGATTTAGTAGAGGTTCACCACCTATGATGGATACCCTACCAATATCTAGTCTTGGTAAGATAACTTCTATATCTTTTATCAGGGCATCAGTATCTAACTGACTAGTAGGTGCGAAGTAATTACTAAAATGATTACAACCTTTACATTGTAAGTTACATCCTATAGAAGAACTGATGTCTAAGATGTCTAATTTAGGTCTCATTATATGCTAGGTATGCAGCACCCATTGCTGTGCCACCATCATGTGCGACTGGTTCCATGTAGAAATTTATATGTGGATATTTTTTCTTCATCTTATAGTTAGCAACACAGTTTAAAAAACAACCCCCTGATACTACTATGTTACCACTTGTTGTCATCTCTATTAGTTCAGAGTATCTCTTCTCCCAATTTCTTTGAACAGATTCAGCAGGATTATGATTGTAGGCACTCATACCCATTACCTTCCCTGCATCTCTGTAGTCCCAATTATATGCCTTCGCTGCCTCTTCAAACAACCTACCAAAACCCACAAAGGTTTGAGTAAAATAATTTTTATGTATCACATCCCATGAAGGTGCAGTAAAAATACTTTCAATCTCTAGTCCACCTTCCTGTTTAGATCCATTAGAATCTACAACGATTGCATCTGCTTGAGAAAACCCTGAGTTATAGAAAGCACATGCAGCATGTGTTAGATGATGTACCTTTCTATAATCATATATCTTTGCATCAGGGAATGCTTTCTTCACTCTTGCTATACATCTTATATTTTGTAGTCTCTTATCACCTTGAGTCCAATAAGAATCAGCCAATGCTATATGTTTTATATCAGATGGTAGTATCTTTATAAGATCACTAACGTTATAGTCCCACTTCTCTCTTGTAAGTCTTTCTGATTCCAGATACAGGATCGGTTCACCATCCTCCAACAAACATACTGATCCATTGTTAGATAGGTTGAACCCTACAACCCATTTTTTTGCCGGAGTTTTTTTTCCTGTATTCTGTAAATCAAAAGTCATTTTTCCCTGAGCTTTTGCACCTCTGGGAAGTAAAGATAATCTATCTCACTGTCCTCAAAGGTATTGATTGCATCCTCTGGTGTCTCAACCAATGGATCACCTGCAAGATTGAATGATGTGTTGAATAGTATAGGTACATCAGTCAGTTGATAGAATGAATCAATGAGTTGGTAGTAGTTCGTGTTGTCTTTCATGTCCACAGTCTGAACTCTACATGTCTTATCAACGTGTAAGATAGCAGGTATCTTATCATATGTATGAGGTAATGCTTCGAGTGCAAACATCATGTAAGGAGACTCCTTTAGTCCTGCCATATCAAACCACTCATCTGCATGAGGTAGCAGTACACTACCAGCAAATGGTCTGAAAGATTCTCTCTTTTTGATTCTGTTTATCTTATCCTTTCCTTCTGGATCTGTAGGGTCATACAAGATAGACCTGTTGCCTAGTGCTCTAGGTCCTGCTTCAGATCTACCTTGAAATACTGCCACTACTTTCCTTTGCTCTAGTAATTTGGCAACCTGCATTGTATTTACAGTATCACCTTCCATTTCAGTCAGATCATACTCAGGTCCTAAGTATAAAGATCTAATCATCGTGGTCATCCCAAGGGTCAGTAAGATTCTGGTTGGCAAAGAATCCTCTGTACACACCATAACCTGTTAGTATCACCAGTATGGCAAGAACAGATAGACTGAATGTTATGTTCGGATTCAGTGTGAGGTGTGGGATTAGGGTGTCATTACACCGTGCTATTTTGTCTGGGTCATTCCATGTACCAGGTAGAGTATACACTGGTGGACATGCAATAAAGAATGGAATCATAAATCAAATCCAATTTGGTTTGCGGGATGGGTCACGTAAATAATTAGATGCAACCCAAGGTTTGCTGCTAATGTAATTTTTGTAAGCAGTAAAAGTGTCAATGCTTGTGTCAAGTTTAATGTCATCGGGCATTGCTCTAGTAAATTCATACCCCCAGTAAGGTTCGTATGAGTTCTTAGGAAAGATATGCATTGCTGCATCGAGTGTTTGTTGACAACTGTGTGTCTTACTATACCTATGTGTGTACTCAGCACACAAGGCAAGTCCGTGTCTTAGTAACCAATAGAAATGGTTCTGTGCCCAGATAGTGCATGGATGATTACGGAATGCACCCTTGTCTGTCTTGTATGGTGTACCATCTAACTTAGGTAGTGTACCAAAACCATGACCCCACTTCTCTGATGCAACAATAGATAACATTTGACATGTTTCTAGAGGCATCTTGACAATGTGCTTGTCAGGTAATACTTGAGCAGACTTGACTGGATCAGGATCAGTCACAAAAATGTTCATAATGTTCTAGTAATGCTGAACCAATAGATATGCCACCATCATAAGCGATGGGATCTACAAAGAGATTGATATCCATCTCTTTTATGATAGCATGGTTGGCAACACAATTCAAGAAGAATCCTCCTGATACTACAACATTATTTTTATTTGATAACTGAACTGCTTTCTTTATCATGTATATAGCATGCTGTTCAGCAGATTTCTGTAAGTTGTATGCTAAATCTTTACCATCGATTGGTGGTCCGTAATATTCTGTGCTATCTCTGAGAGCATACAAATCTTTACTGCATATACTATGACCATACTCCTCATTGAATAGGTTTACATCGCCAGAACCGTAGGCTGACAGTCCCATTGTCTTACCTGCATCCAACTCATCAAACCCACAGAATCTTGACACTCTTCTGTATGCTTGACCAACACTTGTCCTATCACTATAGAAATTAATACCATCCCAAAATGGTTGTTCTAATTTGTTACATTCTATTTCACTCCAGAAGGTAGAGTAATGTCTAAACACTGGTGTCATGTTATCAAATATAGTTTCAGTCTCACAGTATCTCATACCATTATGATCATATACTGAACCTTTACCATCCATAATAACTACAACAGCATCATCAAATCCTGAGTTGTAGAATGCATTAGCAGCATGGCACTCATGATGTCTTCTTCTATAGTCTTTGATAGGTATTCCCTTCGCTCTTATAACTTTACATACCGCTTCCTTCTCTTTAGTTCTTCTTAGAAACTTCCTAGCATTATACTTCGTATAACAATCACATACAGTAACAACATCAACATCATCAAGGTACTTCTGAACAAGTTGAACAGCACCTCTATCCCTTTTTACTCTTGATATTCTCTCTTCCTCTAGATAGAACTCAACTTTACCATCATCTATGATTGCTAGTGAACCATACTTTGATAGATTTATCCCTGCAATTCGTGCCATTCTAATGCCTCACTTACGGAAGGAAACTGTTCTATAAAAATAGTCTGACAGTCCTTCGCAATTTTCATATGTTCTAGTTGTGTACCATGAGCAGATCGTAGGTTGATATAATGTATCCATGACCTACATGAACCTGTCATGTATATCTTAGTGGGTGTTGCTAATGGTAGTACAAACCTAGCACACTCTTTTGCTACACCTTCTTCTAGCATCTGTTGATACAATGCTTCAGCAGAACTGAACAGAGTTTTGATCTGCATCTCCAGTTTCTGTTTGACAAACTCATCTAGATCATCTGTGGAGTTCTGACGATTCTTATCGTCCTGTTTCCTTAGATGTGGTATAGGTATGTTACCTAAGTATGAAGTCTTAGCATACCTCTGACTAAATTCCTGGTATGTAAAAGATCTATGTCTCAATATCTGTGCTGCAATAGCACGAGTAGTCTCTATCTCTAGAGTCATGGTTGCCTGTTCAAAAACAGACCAGTGGTTGTGCTTGATACAATATTTCAGTAGTCCAGCATACTTTTCGTTCTCTTGATTAGATGGATTAGATACTCTGGCAATGTATGCCATCATCTTCTCTGCATCAGGAGTAATACTTACTAACCTTACGGTCATGGTCCTTCGTAGTGTTCATCATACTCTTCACCAACCTCAGTTGGATCTAAGTCATCATATTTATAGGACTGAGTATCACTCCATACCTCTGTCTTGAGAGCAGAGAGTAGCATCTCTAAGTCAGAGACTATGATCTTGAGTTTGTCTCTATCCATGTATCACTTCATCCATCCTTGACCTTCTTAGGTAGTCAATTCTTTCTTGATCTTCAGTGATGTCGACTCTAATAGTCTTTCTTCTTTGTGGATGTTGTTTTGCCATCTCACATCTTATAACACCAGCAGATTTCTTGAACGCTTTGAACGTCCCTGCTTCTAGTGTGTGTTCTCCTTCTTCATGTCTGATCACTAAGTAATCAATTGCTTGAAGTGCGTCTTTTAAAGTTGTGTTTGAAACTCTAGTCTTTTTTGAGTGACCTTGCATGATATTTGTGTGGTTGTACTATAAGTTAGCATAAAAAAAGGAGAAGGTCAACCCTCTCCTATAAAGTTAGCAGTTCAAACTATTACTTAGCAGTAACAGATAGATCTTTTGACTGTCTTACACCTCTGTAAGTTAGTTGGACCTTGTTTGAATGCTGTTGCTTCTTGTCGTTTGTATCATACTTGATACCACGATATGTGACTTGTGCCATGGGTTTCTCCAAAGTAGTAGGGTTTTTTAGTCCCCGTTCCTTCAGTCAACTTTTGCGTCCCCAAAACATACTGGATCAGTATGTGCTATCACAACCCTTGCTATTTCCAATTGCTCAGATTTATCAGGATTTTTACTTGCAGAATCTAATAATTCAGCAGCAGTCTCACAATCAAGTGGTGCTCCAATCACTATTAGACTAAGAAGAATTTGATACATGGGATGAACGAACCCGTTCCGAGTCGGCTTACTTGCGTCCTCCTAAGAGGATGAACGTATTGGTATGCTAACATACATTCAATATTTATGCAACCATTTTTGTATTCTCTGATACAGTTTTTCTTTTTACACCACAGTAATCCGAACACACATGAGGTTTATTATCCCATGACTTAGCAAGCCTGCACTGAAAAAATTGAGATTGAATTATAGTTTCAAGTGAATTATGTTTTAAAGATAAAGATTTCAATCCACCTTGCTCCTCGATGAGTGGTATGACACTATCATAGAATACCTGCTGCATATACTCAGCACCTACACCTTTGTTGGGGTTCTTTATGTCTCTGAATACAGCAGGAGCATCTATATTATTATGAATATAATACTCTGGGTAAAAGAATCTTAGTCTGCTTTGGTGGAAGCAGCATGCATGTACAATACCACGACTGTCTATCCTAAGTTGACCTACCTTCTTTATACCATGACCATACTTACAGTCTATCTCTGTGTCCTCTGCTGCAGGTGGCTGCTGGAACACATGGTCAGGTACTCCTTCTAACTTATGAACCACTCCCTGATACTCGTAAGTAAATGTGCCATCTCCATTACCCGTGGCATCATACAAATCATTTACTAGAGTATGTCTAAAGTCTTTGAACCCCATCAGTCTACTAAGAGTTCTACATCTCTTGACCTGATGTTGATTGTGTTTGAATACAAGCATCCTCCAGACAGCATTACCTCCTGCCTTTATAAATGCTCTAGCACTCTCTATAACTTTATTATAATCTACACCTACCCTGTACTGCTGTAGAGTATCTGACAAACCATCTATGGAAAAGATAAGAAAACTATCCCTATGTGATGATGCCATGAGAGCACCAAGTCTACCCCAGAACTCTTGGTCTCGTGTACCACCATTGGTGCTCATCTGGAAGATGATACTCTTGTTAGCGTTGAGAGTGTAAGAATATATGTCTAACAAATCCTCGTTCAAACTGGGTTCACCAAATGAACCTTGAAAGTATATTAGTTCTGTCTTTCTAAGAGTCTCAATAGGAAACCATGCCTTCCACTCAGCGAGTGAGATAGAAGAACGATTCATAGATGGGTCTGGTTTCAAGACCGCTACCTCATCATTGTATGAGGTCTTATGTCGAGCACATAAAGGACACTTGGAGTTGCAATGATCTGTTAGATCAATGAGGAACTTCACTTATCCTTCCAAATTATCTCCGGATATGCTTTTTCTACTACGTTTCTTGAGATACGATACTTACTTTGAAGTTCCTTGTCCTTTACTAGACAAATAAGTTCTGCTTCATCAGCATGAAGAGACTCTAGCATTTGAATGAGCATTGTCTCCCTCTTCATACCAGAAAGTTTATCGTTACCACCCTTGATAAAATTGTAGAGTGATTTCCACTCTTGAATCAATCTTGTGTGACCATCTGCACCAGCAGGGGTCTCATTGGGTTGATAAGGAACGTCTCCTGCAGGTAGGTTGCTTCTAATCGCTTTATCAAAGTTCCAGATTAGAATTGCTTTGATGTCATCTCTCTTGTGCTTTGCAAGTAGTTCTACTTTTTTTTCAACTGTCTTAGCACCGTGAGCAGCCCTAAGAACCTCTGATACAAGAGGATTAGGTGGTAATTTAGCCATAATTAGTTAGTCTTCATCATCAGGTAATGTCTGATCGCCATCAAATCTGAAGGCAATCAATGAATCTGCGACAGGGTTCCCATTCTCATCATACATTTCTGGATGTGTATACTGGGGTGTCACGTCATGTATATATGCACGTACAAGGTACCCGATTACAACGCTTACTCCAATGGTTAGAAGTAGTATTGCTACTCCCATTGCAATGATGATTGCAGTCATGTCTAGATCCATTTAAATCTCCCTTTCTATATGTAGTGAAATTCTCAGTCCCCATAATAGCACAGAAAAAACCGGTTTAGGTTTTCTGTTACGCTTCAATAATATAACTGACCCTCTGTTTATATTAGGTTCAGTTTTTGAAGATGGTGTAGTGTGTCCTTGCATCCGCCTATGTAATGATTGTCAATTTGAACTTGTGGAAAGGTAGCACCCTCCTCAAACTCTTCGTGGAACTGGTGTCGAGTAAAGTCTCTATCCAGTTTGTATTCAGTCACGCTTATGTTAGTAGCAGCAAAGAGTTGCTTGACTCTCTCACACCACTGACAGTTATCTCTAGACCATAGTACTGCTTTCATGTGGAAATTTTCTTTTCAAAAGATGATGGAACCGAGTTCATTCTAGTAACATTTCCTGCAACAACAAACCTATCTCTACCACATGTCATAACATCGACACCATGATTAGCATAAGATGGGAACACTATTAGATCAGACTCGTCTTGAGTCTCAGGATAAATTTTTTCATCACCAACCTGAAAGTAAAAACACTTTTGTGGTGGTACTTTGATGAAGTGAACGTACGACAACAAATTATTTGGTGTCATATAATGATTATGTATGTCTATCTTCCCCCTCATTTCTTTTTTATATAACTGTCCCCATATACTACCAAAACTATACAGTGGTGTTGGTTTCTCTTTACCACCTATGAGTCCCATCAGTTTCATTACCTTCTTTATCGTTGGGACGTAGATCTTTAGGAGATCCTTGTCAACACACTTTACATGAGTCTGGTGTGTTAGTGAAGTAAACCGTTTATCAATATTACCTGCTGATACATTATGATTAGGATTCCTATGGTAACCTGTAAAATGCTGACCCCAATCAGGATCCCCCTTCAAAAAGTAGGGATCTTGGTATCTCTTCATCAAATTTTTGATAGTATCATCCGGCAGGACAAACTTCTCAGTCCATAAAACATAATCCATAACAAAATTATATCAGACTTTCTTACTTATATCAACTGGTTGGATATGTTCCGTTGATAGTTTTATATTTTTCCATGTAGTCCATGTCAGAATAGACTGCCTTCTTAGCAATCTCTTGCTTTCTCCAGTAGTCAATCCTTTCATCAAAATCTGTACGATCTAGTTTCTTTAGTAGTCTCTCTCTAAATCTCCATGTAGGATTAGATGTAGAGTTAGTCATTTCGGTAGCATCAGCAGCAGTAGAGACAAGACCGTCTTTCTCTTTAACTGTCCTAATAGTGCCATCAAAAGAAGTGCTTCTTGATATGCTCATGTACTTTTGTATTATTCCTACACCTATTTATAAATTTCTTTCATAAGATGGTGGGGTATGATGATCATTCCAGTGTCGTATATTCCCTGCCACAATGAAACAGTTAGTCACTACCAACTGTATGAATATGAATGACCTGATGATACAGATCCAGTTGTCGTGCTTCTTTGTTGTCTCATCTTGGAAGGAACCTAATGCATACTTCCAGACTGTCCAGATTCTTTTCATGGATATATTATAGCATAAAAAAAGACCCCGAAGGGTCTAACATAATAATACAAAAGGGAAAGTCCCCCGTGAGGGGGACTCTATAACGAAAAGGGGAAGGAAGGATTACTTATCGTACCAACATGAACAGGGAATCGCTAAAGCGAAAATTTGTACTGCTCAACTCAAGTTCCTCTGGTAAAGGTTCACCTCCTTTAGGGAGGGCGAGTACCACCTCTAACTTGATGCATTACCCCGCCAAATTCCAACAGGGTTGTTCTGCCACTTCCATG